TCGATCTTCAAATGCCGCGGAATGTCTATTCGCCAGCCTGCCAACACGTGCTGTACGATTCCGGGTGCACGCTCATCAAGAGTGCATTTGGGACGGCGGGGACAGTTGGAGCCGGTTCGACAGGTTTGGTCATCAACTGGTCCGGCGCCTCGTTGAACTTCAACCAGGGGTCAATTACGTTCTCATCGGGGATCAATGCGGGGGTGAGCGCGAACGTCAAAAGCGCAATCGCCGGGGTCTCCCTCAGTCTCTCCTATCCCCTTTTAAATGCCCCCAGTGCCGGGGATGCTTTCACCGTCTATTTCGGCTGCGATCACACGCAAGCCACCTGCACGAACAAGTTCAACAATCTCGCGAATTTCCGCGGGTTCCCATATGTGCCGGCCGCCACCTATGCGGTATGAAAATCCATGTACATGAAAGAACAGCCTGGCGCGGCCATTGATTCGCAACTCCGTGAGTTGGGGGCATCTCTTGTAGAACGGGCGGATCGCCTTCATCGGACATATCGCACAACAACGAGCAGATTGAAAAGCTTCAATCGCGGGTAGCGTGGGTAGCAATCGTCTCTGGCCTCGTGGCGCTTGTTATCGTTATGAGGCTATTGTGGTAGCCGCAAAACGCTGGCGTCACGATAGGCGCCTCAAGGGCGGCGATCTCCAGGACGGCATGCTCGCGCATTATCTTGAACAGGCAGCGCATGCCGATTCTCATATCGAGAAACGAATCGATTAGGAGCCTTTCGACTTTCGAGACATGACGTGCGGCGCGAAGGAACAGAAAGATCACAAATGAACTTCGAGAGCTTCCAGCGCCACGTGATCGTACGTGAGGCGCGCTCTTGGGTTCGAACGCCATTTCACCCGCAAGGAGGCATCAAGGGCATCGGCGTCGATTGCGGGATGCTCTTGGTCCGCGTCTTTGTCGATACCGGTCTCTGCGAGCCGTTCGATCCGCGGCCTCATGCCGATGATTGGTATCTGCACCGCGGCGAGGAGTCGCTATCTCGGGTTTATCTTCGATCGTGCCAAGGAAGTGCTGGTACCGCTCCCTGGCGATGTGATGGTCGTCCGCTACGGCCGCTGCTTCTCGCATGGGGGCATCGTGACAAACACGAGCCCGCTCACCATCGTTCATGCGTTTCAACCGGCGCTCGTCGTACTCGAAGAGGAAGTGGCGCGCAGCCCGGTTCTTTGCGCGACTGCACGGCGTACGAGGTTCTTCAGTTTATGGGCAAGGAGCCCGCATGGGATTCCTGAGACAAAGTTCCAATCCGGCGAATGTCTGGAAATATACTGGGTTGAGTATCCAGACATCGAGCAACACCGTCCCCATAACGATCCTTTATGGAACGAATAGATTAGCTCCGAATGCAATATGGACGGGAGGGTTTTATGCAATCCCTCAATATCAGAAAGGTGGCGGGAAGGGCGGTGGGAAGCAGGTTCAAGGATATACTTACTACACATCATTCTTGATGGGGCTTTGCGAAGGACCGATCAACAATTACGATGTAACATTCCTAAACCAGCAGTATCTCTTTGGCTTGTATGGATCAGGATTAGAGCAAGCAACAGGTGGCTCGACGCCGCAAGCCCCATGGGGGTATCTCCAGGCGTTTTTCCCGGGGCAAGCGCTCGGCTATAATGGCCTCGCCTATGTCGGGGCATACAATTACAATCTCGGGTCGAGCCCGAACCTGCCCCAATTTTCATTTGTGCTGTCCGGCATAACCGGCGCCGGGAACAGCATTTGGGATGGGAACGTCGTCAACGGCTACGATTCGGACCCGGCGCTGATCATCCAGGACTTTCTCACGAATGCCCAGTACGGCGTCCTTTTCCCGGCCGCGAGCCTCGACGCGACTACGCTGCTTGCACATACGATTTACGAAGCCGTCACGATCACGATCGGCTCACCGGCGGTCGTCACCTATTCTGGTTTTACTCCAGTAAATGGAACTGGCGTCACGCTTGCGACGAGTGGGGCGCTTCCTACCGGATTGGTGGCTGGCGTCCCCTATTACATGGTTGGTGTGTCCGGCAGCACATCGCAACTTGCCCTTACACCAAACGGGACGCCGATCAATACGTCCGGCTCTCAATCTGGAACGCAAACCATTATCACTTGGGATTCTTCCTACCAGACGTATTGCCGCGCCTCCTATCTCGCGCTCAGCCCATGCCTTACAAATCAGGAGGCCGCGAACAGCATCCTCGCCCGCTGGTTGCAGCTCACAAACACTGCTGCCGTCTGGTCCGGCGGCAAGCTGAAATTCATTCCATATGGGGATACGCTCGCCACCGGGCCGGTGAGCTACGGCTACGTGACTTTCAGCCCAAATGTGACGCCGATCTACAATCTGACCGACGACGATTTTATCCACGAGGACGGGAAAGACCCGCTGGAGGTGGTTCGCTCCGATCCTTTTGCGTCCTACAACCGGCAGCGACTTCAAATTAACGCGCGCGTCGCCTTTACGATGCGGTGCCGATCGACGTGTGGGATCAAAATGCGATCGAACTGTACGGGCTTCGCATGGCGTCCGACATCACCGCGAGTGAAATTTGCGACGTTGGGATCGGACAGATTTCGGCGCAATTGATCCTCCAGCGGCAGCTCTATATCCGCAACACTTACGCGTTTAAGCTTTCATTCGAATATTGCCTGCTTGAGCCGATGGATCTCGTGACCGTCACGGATTCCGGGCTCGGCCTGATAAACGTCGCGATCAGAATCACGACGATCGAGGAGGATGACGCCGGGCTTCTTAGCGTTACGGCCGAGGAATTTCCAGGGGGAACGGCGACGGCCGTTCAATACCCTGTCCAAACGAAATCACCGAATTCGACGAACCAGGCCGTCGTGCCCGCGCGCGTCAATCCGCCAACTCTTTATGAGCCGCCGGCCGCGCTCACGGGCGGCGTGGCGCAGGTATGGGCAGGGGTGTCCGGTGGCGTCGCGACTGCCTACCTGCTCGCCGAGGCCAGCCCGACGGAAACCCATTCGACGAGTCAGGCGGCCGTGTTATCCCAGCCCGGACCATCGCCAGGGCCGGCGGCAACTATCTCCTTTTCGGTCTATGCACAAGCCGCCGTCCGCAGCGCGCTGCGGCTAAATTTCTACAACGGGACGGCAAATATCGGCTGCGATTTCAATCTTGCAACCGGCACCGCCGGACTCCCGGACGCTGGCATAGCCAGTGCGGCAATAACCGAGATACCAAATTCGACTGGCACGCCGCCGTTCTGGTTTCAATGCACGATCACCGGCCCCATGGCGGCTACCGCAATTCCGGCCTTCTACATCCTGATCGAAAACCCATATCTGACAACCTCCTATACTGGCACCGCAGGGGATGGAATTTACATCTGGGGCGCCGAATATGCGTGGACGACTCCGGGTTCCGGAATTGTCCAGCCGCCGACTTTCCTTCCGGCATTTTCGACTGTCACCAACGCGACGCTTGCGACCAGCGGCGCCGCTACCCCGGAAGGGGTGTCCGGCGTCGCCGATCCGAATTGGGGCGGCGCTTTCGTCTGGATTTCGACTGACGGCAACACTTATGGGCAGATCGGGACGGTTTCGGCGCCGTCGCGCCAGGGCGTACTGACGGCGGCACTTCCAGCGCCCCCTGGCGCGAACCCCGACACCTTAGACACCCTTTCTGTATCGCTCGTCGAGAGCGGCGGCCAGCTTGCCAGCGGCACTCACGCCGACGCGCAAAATGGCGTCACGCTTTGCGTCGTGGACAATGAGCCGCTCGCCTATGCAACCGCGACGCTCGCCGGGACGAACGCCTATAATCTGACCTATCTCTACCGCGGGCTCTATGGCACGGCCGCCGCCGCGCATGCCAACGGCGTCCCGTTTACCCGCCTCGATAGCGCGATCTTCCAATATAATCTGCCGGCAGCGTTCATCGGCGTGCCGCTATTCTTGAAGTTTCAGAGCTTCAACATCTTCGGCCTATCCGTCGAGGATTTGTCGGAATGCGCCGTCTACCCCTATACGCCGACCGGCGCAGGGCAAGCGATCGGGCCGGTGACGCAGACGCTGGCCTCCGGCACGACAAGCCTTGATTTTAGATTTGTGAGCGAGGCCGTCTCGGAGACAGATCAATGGGGTATTGTGAGCGACGGGTTCGTCCTTGCGCAGATCACTCTTGGAACAGTTGTCTGATTCATTTAGGGCGGCCCTGGGCGGGGCCGCCAACATCGTGAAAGGCACCGCGGCATGGCGCTAATTCGCATGGTGCCCCCAGCATCCGGGCTCTATAACACAATCACGATCGACACACGGGTCTATTCGAGCTCGCCTGGAAACTCTACCGGCGTTCAAGACTTCGATGCCTCCGTGCTCGCTGCAAATGGCTGGACGTTCGCCCCGACGCCCCCAACGAATGCCTTGGTCAGGAATATCCCAAATGGGGTATTCGCCGGGCTCGACTCTGAATTTCAATTTTCCGTTGGGGCGCTGCCTGGCACGGCGCAGTTCGTATCGAGGCTTGGCGGCGGCTCATCCATTCTTGCGCATGCAATAATTAAGCACGCGGCGGATCTCAACACGAATTCTGTCTATGTCGCGCCATGGGGCAATGACTCGAATGCCGGGACGTTCGCGGCCCCGTATCTAACTTGGGCTCAGGCCGTTCGGACCAGCACGGCGAGCTATGTCAATCTCATGGGGTTCACCTATCGAAACCCGCTCCCGCCTGATGACTATCGCAATACCGATGCGCCCGGCGGCGCGTTGAAGATCGTCCGCGGGCTCGGCGCGCCGCAGGTCTTGGGAACGCCAGGCACCGATTTAACGCAAGCGGCATGGTCAGGCGCCTCCGGTACCTATTCGACGGTGGTCAACGCATACCCTGGGAAGGTGCTTTATTATGGCGGCGGAAACATTACCCCGCTTGCGTTTCACGCGTCGTCCGCGAGCCTCGTGGGCAATATTTGGGGCTGGGCTTACGTTCCAGGCACGGCGACGCTTTACGTCAGGCTTGGCGGCGGCAACGTCTCTACTGCCGCGAATCTGTTGCGCGCGATATATAATTCCACAACACCAGCAACGCCAGGAACGCTCCGGATATTGATCTATGGTAATACTGGTAACGTAAAGCTGGAAATGGAGAATGTGCATCTTGACGGAGTATGTCCATACGTTTTAGGCAACTCTCCGGCAGCCGTCCGGAGTTATACTTGCTGAACGCCGAGCTTACGGATTCCGTCGCCTCCAATGGTATCCAGGTCGATAGCGGGTTGTTGTATGTTCAGAACACAACAATTCGGAGGTCGTCATTTGATAGCATCAATTACAAGAATACTTCGTCTCCGTCCTCTCCGGTGTCTGGGTTCGAATGCAATGTCATCGGCGAGTTCGCTGGGGACCTCGATACGAATTCTCAATCCACCATTGTCTATACTCAAAACGGGTCGTCGAACGACACCACGATTGGGAGCCCCGTCGTCCGGCTTAATGGCGTCTACAGATGGTGCCTCGGCCCAACGTTCCTGGACACATGCTCCTGGAACCTTGGCGTCTCGGCCGGTCCGTCGGCGGTCCCGTTCGATCAATCGGCGGGCGTCGTTGGCGCGGATTTTCTCGCGCAAAGTTCCGGGTCGAGCGCCTGGTGCGACACCTGCCAATCCCTGGGCTCCCGCTATAGTTACGTGGCTTTTGGGGCAGGGGCAACTTTGCTCACGAACAATAGTTTTGGAGTTTCTCAAGGCCAAAGCGGGGGCCTCGTGCAACCCTATGTTCCGCCGTAGCGCGGATCGCCTATGAGCCATTCGCAGCGCGCCGAATCTTGGAGGAATTGCCGTAATGTCAGTCCAGGTACAACTACGCAGAGACACCTATGCGAACATCATGGCAGCCACTGTCCCCGGCGCCGCAGGAGAGGTTTACGTCGATACCACGAACCAGCGGCTTGTGGTCAAATTCCACCACCGACACCAACAATTCGAGTTCCGGGTCTGGCAGCTATTTCAGTCATGCCACGACATTCACCATTCCCACCAACTTCATGATCGCCGCGCGGGCCTTCCGCCTCACCGCGCATTTTCAGCTCACGACCGGATCGTCCCCTCCCACGATATCCTTCAGATTATCGCTCGGGGCGACGGTGATCTACGTGTCCGGCTTTTCCACCCCGGGGGCGAGCCTGACAAATGTTCAGCTCGGCGTTCAATGGATTTTCCAGGCGACGCAGGCGCCGGGCGCATCGTCGAACGTGCAATGCACCGCGATCAACCAGGCTAACGGCGTTGGGTCCGCGGCGGTTGGGCTGACGGCGATGCCGGTCGCCGTTGCGACCAACGCCGCTCAGGCGCTCACGATCGCAACCGAATGGGCGACGGCGGGAGTCGGCACGAATACGATCGCCCTGAACCAGTTCATCCTTGAAGCGCTGAACTAGACTACCCCGCCCA